TTCAAATGCCGCAGAATAAGCTAGTAAAGAGCTACTCTGTCTAGAAGTTCTACTTACAGCTCCTCTTATACCGCCATTACGAGCATGTAAATTATAGTTGCTTATAAACGAAGACTCTTTATGATAATTATATGCTGTAGAAGGAGTCTCATAAAGAGCCATAACAACTTCTGTGTATTCTAATATTGTACTAGAATTTACTAGTCTAGAATAAGTTCTTTTAGATTGTTTATTTTCTAACTCATATACTACAAAAGCTAGCTGTACAGAGAAGTTTAAATAGTTTGCTCCTGGTATAGAATTAGCAAATGTTTTTAATTCTGGTTGTCTTGAGTTCCACTGAGCTATACCTACTGCTGGCTCTCTAGGAGGTCTAGCTTTAGGATCAAGGTTATGTCCTGATTCATGAATAAAGTTACCAACAAATGCTGCAGCGCATGATCCTGGATCACCAATATTTCCTCTTGTTTCAAAGTAACTCTTAAGATAATTAAATGCTTGTTCTTGACGAGTAGAGCCTATAAGATTAATATTCAATGCTCCTGATCCAGAGTTACCTTGATCCAATATCTCAGCCTGATTTGTATCAATGGTTGTTCCTATTTTAGGAGCAGGTTGACCTACTTCTTCAAGTTTATCTACTTCCGCTTGAGTAACTGTATCTCCTACTTTTATAACACTTTCACTTTTAGAAGATTTGGAAAGTGCAAAGGAATCTAGCGGCTCATCTACAACAACTCTTAAACCGGAGTCGTGAGGTATAGATCCTAACACAAGAGGGCTCTGAGAGTGTTTACCGTCTAAGAATATACCATAGACTTGAGCTCCTACTTGTATACCATCAGGCATAGTAGATCCTGACACACCACCTTGAGTAACAGGTACAACAACAGACGCCCATGGTAAGTCGCTTATCTTTACTTTAGTAGTATCTTCATTGTGAATGCCAAATATACGTACTCTAACTCTGCCTAGGTTTCTTACATCACCTATCTGTGAAACTACTCCAATAAACCATCTGGAGTCATCACCATAAAACTCTGTGTTTATTGTTCTCATGCTTCACCTGTCTTATCAGTTAGTTTAACTATGTCCATTTTTACGTCATATAATCCTTCAGAGAACATATGTCTGGTTCTATACACTAAAAACTTACCTGACTTGTTCTTATCAACATCTCCACTCAATATAGAACCATCAGCTTGAGATGCAACAGCATAGTTAAGTGAAATATTTGAACCTACTCCTATATCCCTTATAATATAAGGTTGTCCTGGAACCGATATTTCAAATACATTATTTAAAAGAATAGCTCTTAACGAAGCAGATTTAATCTTTAACTTATATAGAGCTTCTTGCTTATACTCATCAGCATATCCAGCAATAGAAGTTACACCATTTGTTTCATAAAACTTTCTAGACGCTACAACTTCACTAAAAACTTTAGAATTAAATTCGCCAATGTTCTTTTTACCATACGTATTACCTTTAGAGAATATCAGCTGTGCATCATAACCAATAGATGAGTTTAAATCAGCATTTGACTCAATACCTTTTATAAACTCATTCAGTGTTTGGTTAGAATTATGACGGCTTTTCTCTGTTTGACTAGATGAGGTTAAATCCATAGTCTTAAATTCAGAACCAATAGCTCCGCCTTGAGCCAGTCTTAAAGTGCTTTCTATCTGAGACGCTTCATAAGATTTAACATGAAAAACTTCTGTACGTTTATTACTAGGCCCTATAGTATCAGGTACAGAATTATGGGATGTTTGAGAATAAGAGTATGGATCGTTCTTATTCCAAGCATCTTTAGACATCATACTATCTAGATCTTCTAGTCTTATTTGATCATCTCTTAAAGAAGCATATAAGAAATAAGGCGCTCCTAAAGAAGAAGACATTCTATCTCTAAGCCATTCTGTAGCCTTTAGTGGGTTCCAGTAAGGAATGTTTACTTTCATTCGCTGTTGTAAAGATTTTCTGGGGGTAGAGTCAAGTACTTTACCTAAGTGTGAGTTTAATATGTTTTCTACTATCTTTTCTGGCTTACCAGTATATGACTCACTTATCTTCATAACAGAGCTCAGATAAGCATGCTCTTCCATAAGAGTGAGAGTATGTAATTCTGTTCTTTCATTAACAGAAGTGTTAGATGATATACCTGTTATCATAAATGTTTTTATAATAGGTGTTGCATTTTCAGTTGCAAGTATAGTAAAGGTTAATCGCTCACTGCCTTTGATGCCAATAGAATCTCTAAACCTTACATCGTCTACAAGTGCTACAGAGCCAGTTAAATAAGGTAACTCTACACTTTCAAATATATTAAGTTCCGCTATCGACTTTGATATATCAACCGGTTTGTTTTCTAATCCAGGAAGTCTATCTGCAGTGAAGATAGCACTTTCAATTATATATTGACTCTGAGGGGTATCACTCATGTTTTATGCTTTCAGTAGTTTAAAGTATTCACTTACAACACTTATTATCCTACTTGGTTTTATTACTGTTATTTCTTTTAACCTGTCATTAAAGTTAATATTATCTTCCATAATAGTTGTAGGTACTAACCCAGAAGTTGTTTGATTATATGGATCAATATCTACTATATCACCAGATGTGTTCTTATAGTATAAAGGGGCATTAAATTGTTGAGATTCGCTAATAAGAGTAGCTGTATTTACTGCTTGCTCTTCTGCTGTTGTACCTGCTGCTATCTGTTCTGTTTGTCCAAAGTTATTATTTAATCCAGCATCATTCTTATCAGAAGCAATAACAATCTGACCTAGATCTAAGTTACGCTCAATTACTCTACCTGTTGTACCTGATGTTTTACCTATAACAAAGTCACCAGGAAGAAAGTTAGATGCAATATTACTTTGAGTTGTAACAGTTCTATGAGGATATCTTTTCTTAACAAGGGCTCTCATCTCTCTTTCAGATAAAGGCCAGCCTGACTCTCTTAATCCATCATTCATAAAAAAGAATGTCCAATGATAATCAGGAGTGTCATACAGCATTTGAGATACTATATCAGGTCTGTCACCATCAAGTATAGTGTATTTTTCATAAAAAGATACTTCATCTTTTATTTGATCAACAATATCTATGTATGCCGTAATATTGGGGAAGATAGTATTAGCTTCATTATCCCCGAAGTTGTAATTTACGAATGGAAATCTTTGAAAGTACATATTAATACCCCTCTGATTGAACTAATTTTTTATGCAGTGTACCAGATTCTATAAAGGACATAGTAATATCTACTTCAGAGAAATCTCCACCTTCTAGAAACCCCATACCTGAAGCATTATATGTAGCTGCAAAGCTTCTTATATAAGACGGGAGAATCTTGGTTGCTAGTTCTTTATTCTTAGCGTACTTTAAACTTATCTGAAACACATGAGGAAATTTAAACCCTGCAGGTATACCGCCCATATCAATAACTTCTGGATAAAGATTTTCTCTAAAGAATTTAATTATACCTTTAATCTGTTCTGTCTCTTCTTTAGATGTAGGTATCATTTTAAACGTAAATGTAAACTCTCTCAAAGGTACACTTTTAAATAATGCTCTTGTGTTAGGGTTAACTGATACTCTTGTAGCTGAGGATACAGCTCCTCTAAACCCTTCTCCAGGTAAGAACTTAGATGCTCTATTAAGTGCTAACCTTGCAAGATCCTTACTATTGCCACTTTGCCCTTTTATCGCATCAATAATAGAAGCAGCTGATTGTCCTGCTCCTTCTATTAACGCTGGTATCAGGTTAGCTCCTTCAGCCATAGCTGCAGCTCCGCCAGCTCCCATAATACCTAAATCAACGTTAGAGTATGAAGCAGCGTCATTAATTTGTACTGCTTGTGGTAGATATAAAGATACTTTACCTTTAGGTCCCCCTTTAAATTTTTGACCAGTAGCGTTAATCATTGCTTGAGAATCAGGTGCACCTTTATTAGCAGCTTCTACTGCTGCTGCATTATTCTTTGCATTATCTGCATCTGATACTTGGTCTAATGCATTGAGATCATTACCAGGAGTGTTAGTAGTTACAACTTGAGCTATATCAAACAAAAAGTTAACATCGAACGATTGAACTTCTCTAGCAGTAAAGGTTATACGAGCTTCATACTTTTGTTCTTCATTATTAAGAGGAAATTCATACTTCTTATAAAGCGCGCTTCCAAGTTGACCAGCTGTACGTTGTGCATCATCCATAGGTAAATATCCAATAAATAGAGTTATCTTATGAAAGTATTTATATGGCTTATTCCGGAAAATATCTAGTTAAACACAGAAGCAAGTACAAAGGCGATGCAGATAAGGTGACTTACCGTTCAATGTGGGAGAGACATTGCTTTGTTTGGTGTGATAACAATCCAAATATACGTAATTGGTCATCAGAAGAAGTAGTTATTCCATACTTCTGGGATGTAGATAAACGTATGCATAGGTACTTTATGGACCTTAAGATAACATATAAGTCAGGTAGAACAATACTTGTAGAAGTAAAACCAGATAAAGAGACAAGACCTCCTAAGAGACCAGACAAGTCTAAACGTTATATAAACGAAGCTATGACCTATGTTAAGAATATGAACAAGTGGGAGACAGCTGAAGGTTATGCAAAGGATAGAGGCTGGGAGTTTCAGATATGGACAGAGAAGACTCTAACAGAGATGGGTATTATGCCTAAACAATCAACTAAAGGTGCTTTAAAACCTCTTAAACCTTTAAAGCCCTTTCGTAAGAAAAAGCCTAGAAAAAAGACATAAATACCGGTATGAGCAACTTATTTCAAACATTAGAGATGGAAGCATTCCGAAAAGGAATAACTCCTCGAACAGCAGAATCAAGAGACTGGTTTCGTAAGAAAGCACAAACGATGCGGCGTGTCAATCGTAATCAGATTATGAAAGAAGAGCCTATAGAGCTAGTTGGTAAGTTTCAGCCTGGTGCTATGGCAATGTTCTTTTATAATCCAAAAACAAAAGACAAGCTTCCATACTATGACTCTTTTCCTTTAACTATTATTGTTGATAAAGCTCCTGGTGGCTTCTATGGTTTGAACTTGCATTACTTACCTCCAGTACTAAGAGCTAAGTTCTTAGATGTGCTATTAGATAATACTAGTAATAAAGCGTATGATGAAAAGACTAGATTTGCGGTTAACTATAACTATCTAAAGAAGTCTGCTCGTACAAAATACTTTGCTCCGTGCTTTAAACATTATCTTACTGATCATGTAAAGAGTAGATTTGCTATCGTACCAGCACCTGAATGGGAGATTGCTACTTTTCTTCCTCTTGCTGATTGGCAGAAGGCT